TGTCATTGTCGACCACGACCTACGGGCCTTATGTGCTCGGCGGGCAGTTCGGCGCCTCGGGCACGTTCACCAACCAGGTGGGCGCCTATAGCCAGGCGCAGTTGAACACGAACACCGGCACCGCGGGCCTGGGTGGCATCGTGATCCCACAGGGCTCGTACTTCTACGTGGTCTCCGGGACCGATGCGACGGCGACCGAGACGGTCGAGCTCGACTACCAGATCCAGCCGCTTGCTGCTGTGGCGGCCTGATCCCTCGAGGGCGGGACTGCCACCGCCCTCATCGTTTCACGAGCTCCAAGGAGAGCGCAGATGGCAAAAGGCATGAAGCAAAAGGGCGTCTACGAGTCACCGCAGGTGGCCCCGGACGGTCTTTCCACGAAGACCTCGGGCGGCAAGAGCCCCTCGAAGGAAGCGATCGTGAAGAGCGCGAATGCGCGCGGCGGCAAGCGCCACGAGATGAAGGGCGATCGCTACGCGGACGTGAACTTCCTCCCGAACTCCGCGCACATCGAGGGCAACGAGATGGTCGGTATCCGCGATGACGGGTACCTCACCAAGAAGGGCCTGGTCGAAGGCGGCGCGAACGTGATGCTCCAGTCTTTGCCGCCGGGCATGGACATCGAGGATCAGGAGAACGCGGACATCCGGAAGATGCCCTTCAAGACGATCACCGACATGGGCTACCCGGGCGATGGGTGGACGAGCGGTGCGGATCGCGGCCGCCCCGGCGAGACCAACAAGTAGCCCGCCGCCATGCCGGGCATCTTACAGGAGAAGTTCCAAGTCGATTACCCGCAGCAGGGTAACGACGATGCGCACTCGGGCTGGAAGAGTGACTCGAGCGCGCGCACGAAGAAGGGCATGCCGGGCAAGGAGAACGCGAGCGTCAAGCCCGACCCCTCGACCAACGCGGCGATGTTCAACTCGCTCCCGCCGGGCATGGACATGGAGGACCAGGAGGAGACCGACCAGCGCAAGTTTGCGACCACGATGGGCGGTGAGTCCGATGTGTCTCGAGATTGGAACAGCGAGGCGGTCGCGAAGGGCTTCAAGCGCCTGCCGATGCGCGCCACCGACGATGAATACACGAAGGCGCACCAGGACGCCTTCTACGATGAGATGAACGTCGACGGTGAGGTGGGCTTCGCCGAGCGCAACAACATGCTCGATCGGCTCTGACCCGTGCCGAACCTCTACCAGGACAACTGCAAATACACGCCGCTCCAGGCGGGCACGCAGTCAAACACGGCGACCTTCACGGTGAATCCGGGGCCGGCGGTGAACGCGCAGGGCTACATGGCGCCGACGCCGGCGGGGCAGTATCCATCGGTCTTCTACGGGGTGAGTTTCAATGGCCTCGGGACCAACACCACCACGGGCACGGGCACGGGTGGCGCTGCGCAGGTGGTCAACGTCTTCGATGTGATCCCGCCCACAGGCCTCGGCACCAACACCGCCACCACCACGAACCTGATCGCGAACGGCACCGCGAGCGCCGCCGGCGCTTTCATCACGGGCTCATCCACCATCGGCTGGCCGGGTATTCGGTATAACGGCGCACTCGTCGTTGAGATCTCGGGATCCGCGACGCTCGGCAGCGCCAACTGTCTCTGGGACTAAGAGGGGATCGAAATGTCAGCAGTCAAAAAGATCAAGATCGAGCGCGACCGCTTCACCGATGACGGCGTGCGGCTCTTCAACCCGACGAAGCCACACGGCGTCGTCTACTCGGATGGCTTCGTCGAAGTGAAGTTCATCCAGGAGTACGAAGGGCGCGAGATGCATTACAAGGGCGATCACGCCCCGGTCGGCTATAAGTTCGGTGTGCCGCTGCCCAAGCACGCGGACGAGCTCCTCGAGGAGAACCAGGTCCTGCAGAATCGGATCAAGGACCTCGAGGACAGCCAGAAGCGCACCAACGAGCTCCTCGAGCGCCTGATGGCGCAGCTCGAGAAGAAGGCCGAGACGCCGGCGCCCACGCCGCCCGATCCGGAGCCGCCCGAGGTGTACAGCGGGCCCACCTCCGCGCAGCTCCACCCGCCTGGGAAGGATCCGGCCCGTGGAGCTCAAAAACCGAAATAGGCTGAGAGGCCTTGACGAAACGGACGCCCGCCTCGCTGCGGGCGTCTGCGCATCTAACGTAAGAGGGGAACAGCAGTGACTTGGACAAAAGACGGCCCACAGGGCAACGAATCGGCGAAGATCTCCTGGGAGATCGTCAAGTGGACGCGGGGCAAGGGCCTCGACATCGGCGCCGGGAACTCGCGCACCTTCCCGCACTTCATCACCGTCGACAACAACGTCGATGCGCTGCTCTTCGGCCAGCAGATGGTGCGGCCCGATCTCTTCGTGCAGCACGCGGCAGACCTTTCGATCCTGGCCGATGAGCAGATGGACTTCGTTTTTTCATCCCATTTGCTAGAGCACATCGAGGAGGACAAGCTCGTGAAGTGCCTGCGCGAGTGGTGGCGGGTGGTCAAGGTCGGCGGCTACATGGTGCTCTATCTGCCCGATGCGGATGAGTATCCGAAGGTGGGCGAGGAGGGCGCGAACCCCGATCACAAGTGGAACGTGACCTTCAACGGCCTCATGAAGGTCATGCACGCGGCCAAGGTCCCCTTCGATCTGATGGACTATCAGAAACGGAGCGAGGGCATCGAGTACTCGCTCTTCTTCGTGTTCAAGAAGACGCTCGAGACCCCGCGCTTCTTCCACCACGATCGCCCGCGGCCGATCGGCAAGACCTGCGGCGTCGTGCGCTACGGCGCGATCGGCGACTCGATGCAGGCGGCCTCGGTATTCGCCGCGCTCAAAGAGCAGGGCTATCACATCACGCTCTACTGCGCCGAAGGCCCGGGGTATGACTCGATCGAGCACGACCCGCACATTGATGAGTTCTACATCCAAGGGCGCGGCCAGGTCCCCGACCAGGCGCTCGGCTCCTTCTGGGAGCACCACAAGAAAAAGTTCGACAAGTGGGTGAACCTCTCCGAGTCCGTCGAGGGCGGCCTTCTCTCGATGGCGGGCCGGCCCGTCGATACCTACTCACCGGCCGCGCGGCACGAGATCCTCAATTGGAACTACGTCGATCGCCAGCACTTGATCGCGGGCGTGCCGGATGCGCCGCACCGGATCCACTTCTACGCAACCGAGGCCGAGAAAAAGTGGGCGAAGCTCGAGAAGAAGGCGCTCGGCTCCTTCCTCGTGCTCTGGGCGCTCACCGGCTCATCGGTGCACAAGATCTGGCCCTTCGTCGACAACGCCGTGTCCGGGCTCCTGGTCGACTTCCCCGAGGTGTCGGTGGTGTTCGTGGGCGGTGAGGACGGCGTGATCCTCGAGAAGGGCTGGGAGGAGACCCCGCGCGCGCACTGCCGATCGGGCAAGTACTCGATCCGCGACTCACTCGCCTTGGCTCAAGAGTGCGATGTGATCGTGGGGCCCGAGACCGGGGTGCTCAACGCCATGGCGATGGAGGAGATGCCGAAGGTGATCTTCCTGTCGCACTCATCCCAGGAGAACTTGACCAAGCACTGGGTCAACACCCACTCGCTCGCGAGCGTGGGGACCGTGTGCAAGGGCCGCGGGAACGATGAGGCGCCGGCCTGTCACCAGATGCACTACGGCTGGGATCGCTGCACCGAGGCGCCGGCGGCCGCGGAGACGGAGGAGCTCTACAAGCGCATCGGGGGCAAAAGGAACGGTGCCGGGGTGTCGCAGTGTCAGTGGGACATCGGCCCGCAGGATGCCTACAAGGTGCTCTGGCACGTCGTGCAGTGGCGTCTCGAGGAGTACGCGAAGCGTGATGGTCTCCCGCCGCCCGGCCTCGTGCAGCTCTCGCCCGAGGAGCTCATGCGGGTGCGCGCGACACTCCCTGAGCACATCCGAAATCCCGCCGAAGTGATCGAGAAGAGCGCGATCGAGGCTTAGCAGTGTCCATCACCTACCCGCTGCCGTTTGTTCCCTCGGGCTCGTTCACCTTCTCGGTGTATCGCGACCAGATCATTCGCGCCGCCATGCTGGTGAACGGGATCCTGGAGCCTTCCGAAGTGCCGACCGCACAGGAGATCGTCGACTGCGCGGCGGTCTTGAACATGATCACGAAGCAGCTCGCGGGGCAGTTGGACAAGGCCCCCGGCTTCAAGATGTGGCAGCGCTACCGCGGGCATCTCTTCTTGGGCGCCTCGAAGTACGTCTATCAGCTGGGCGGCACTTCGACCGACAACTGGGCGGGCGGGGTGACGGGCTTGCCGTACCCGAACCTCTATCAGCAGAACCAGCTCGTCACCGCGGTCAACGCCGGCGGCAACGTGCTCCAGGTCGGCATCGGCAACACGACCGCGGTCAATGTGAACGACTACATCGGTGTGCAGGTGACGCTCGCCTCGGGCGTGACCGATATCTTCTGGTCGACCGTCTCCTCGGTGAACACGCTCACGGGCCAGGTCACGATGGCGACGGGCCTGCCCTCAGGCAGCTATGCCAACTCCACCAACTATGTGTGGAACTACACGACGCCTGCGCAGCGGCCGATGAAGGTGCTCACCGCGCTTCTGCGCGATATCACCTTCAACGACACACCGCTCACCGAGATGACGCTCGAGCAGTACGAGGCGCTGCCGACCAAGACCATGCCGACCAACGTCGCCGACCCGACCGCCTGGTACTACGAGGCGCGCATGATCGGCAATCAAGGGCACCTTTACACCGATTGCGCCGGCGCCCAGGACGTGACCAAGGGCATCCACGCGGTCTTCTTGCGCGAGTCGATGGACTTCGTGAATCCGCTCGATGCGCCCGAGTACCCGCAGGAGTGGTTCTGGCACCTGGTGTGGAGTCTCGCGCTCCCGGTCTGCTCGATGTTCGATGGCGACTGGACGGAGGATCGGAAGAGCAACTATTTGCTCGCGACCTCGCAGGCGCGCGAGGGAAACCCCCAGGTGACCGCGCAGTACTTTCAACCCGAAGACGACGATCAGAACTACTAGGCTATGCAACCTGTTCCACTATTTGGTGCTGGGGTGTACGCGAAGAGCGCGGTGGTGACCCGCCAGAGGCGCGTCAACTGCTATTACGAGCAGCGCGCGGACGGCGACAAGGCGAAGGTCGTGGTCTATGGGACGCCCGGGCTCGTGAAGGTGTTCTCGGTCGGCTCCTCTCAGAACACACCCGTGCGCGCGATCTTAGGTCCCACCAACTCAACGCTCTATGCGGTGGTGTCGAACGAGTTCCAATCGCTCTCACCGCCCGCGGTCGTGGGCAATCCCGCAGGCGTCAACTTCTCAGGCTTCATCGGCACGATCCAGGGCCTCTGCTCGCTCGCGGCGAATCCGTCCGTCTCGCAGATCTTCCTGGTCGACGGCTCCTCGGGGTGGGTGTTCAACACGCAGGCGCAGACACTCACGCAGCTGGGCGCCGGCGCCGCCTGGTTCACGCCGGGCGCTAAGACCTGCACGAATGTCGGCGGCTACTTCGTCACCGAAGTGCCGAACACGGGCGAATTCGCGGCCTCCAACATCAACGATGCGACGACGGGCTATGCGCTCTCGATCGCGACCGCCGCGGCCTACCCCGACATCATGGTGGCCGTCGATAACTTGATGGGCAACCTAATCCTCTTCGCGCAGCAGCACCTGGAGTTCTGGCAACCGGTCGGCACACCGCCGCCGGCGCAACCCTTCCAACTCATTCAATCGTCTCCGATCAAGTGGGGTTTGGCTGCGGTGTTCGCACGCACGCAGGCCGACAACGCGCTCTTCTTCCTCGCCCAAAGCGCCGCGGGGACCCGCCGGGTGTGCCGCATCGATGGCTACACGGTGACGCCGATCTCGCAGGAGATCGACTACATCATGAACCAGCCCGGCTTCACCTACGCCGATGCGACCATGCTCTCGTATCAGCGTGATGTGCACGCCTTCGTGCAGCTCACCTTCCCGACGATGAATCGCTCGTTCCTGTACGACTGTTCGACCGGGATCTGGGGTGAGACGCAGACCGGTCTCTCGACCGGGGGCTTTTTGCGCCACGCAGCGAACCTCTCGTGCTACTACAACGGCGACACGCTCCTCACCGACTATGTGAACGGCTTCGTCTATCGGATGGACGACAACACCTACGCGGATAACACCGTGCCGATCCTGCGCGAGGTGGTGACCAAGCATCAGACCCGCGGCTACAACCGCTTCCGGATCCCGCAGCTCTATCTCGACATGGAGACGGGCGTCGGGCTTTCGGGCAACACCTCGAGCCCGGTGCAGGGCCAGGCGCCGGTGATCTCGGTCGAGTGCTCGAAGGACAATGGGCGCACCTGGCTCCAGGCGAGGCTCATCCCGTTGGGTGCGCAAGGGCAGTTCGTTACGCGCGTCAATGTGCGTCGCTTCGGCATGTCGCGGGTCTTCACCTTTCGCTTTCGCATGACCGACCCGGTGAAGTTCGTGATCACCGACGGGGCGATCCGGCGCAAGGGCAAGCCGGAGACCTTCTGATGGCCGCCCCGAAGCCTCCGCTCTTAGGTCCCTTGCCGAGCTCGGCGCCCTTCTTCGCACCGATCCGCGAGACGCCGCCGCCCTTTGATCCGACGCGGCGTGCGCCGGCGCCCGTGGCACCGAAGCCAGCGCCAGTGATCCACCCGGTGTGGAACGCCTATCTCTCGCAGAACTACAACCTGGTGAAGACGATCGGCGGCGCCGATGTGACCGCGAATCGCCCGATGGCGGGCCTGTTCATCGGCTACCCGTTCTTCGATGAGTCGCTCGGGATCCCCATCTGGGTGCAGAGCTTGAACCCGACCGTGTGGGTGAATTCGGCAGGGACACCCGTATGAGCGACTATCAAGACTTCCTGGCCGAGATGGGCGTCACCGAAGCGACCGCGCGCGCGATCTCGGAGAACCTCGCCGACCAGGTGACGATCGCCGAGGACGGCTGGCGCACCGCGCCCTCACTCATCGAGGGCACCGGCCTCTTTGCCTCCCGCGCTTTTGCCGCCGGCCAGCTGATTGCGCCCGCGCGATTGCAGGGGATGCGCACGCAGGCCGGGCGGTACGCCAACCATGCGCGGGACCCGAACGCGAAGATGCAGGCATTCGGGCCCGACATCTATCTGATCGCCGAAAGAGCGCTCGAGCCGGGCGATGAGATCACGGTCAACTATCGACAGGCGGTCGCGACCAATGTCGCCGCAGCGGATCCGGTGCTCGCGGAGCTCAAGAAGCTGAACCGCTCGCTCGAGCAGATCTTGTGTTTTCAGAAGTTTCGGGAGATGCGCAAGTGAACGTGATTGTCGTGCCCTGGGACGATGCGCCTTCGAGCCTGACCTGGGCGGAGAAGGTGGCGTATCTCACCTATCAGTTCTCGAAGCTCGAGCAGCGCGAGTGCCCGGTCGAGCACCGCTTCGAGCCGGGCTTTTACATCCGCCGCATGCACATCCCGGCCGCGACGCTCTTTCTCGGCCGCAAGCACAATCACGGCCATGAGGTGCACCTCGTCAAGGGGTCGGCGATTTTGATTGCACCGCAGGGCAAGCGCCGTTTCGATGCGCCGGCCGGCATCGTCACCGATCCCGGCTTTCACGCGGTCGCCTTCACCTTGACCGATGTGATCGCGGACACGCGCCATCCCAACCCGACCGAGTCGAAGGACGCCCTGGCGCTCGAGCTCGATATCTTTGAACCCGCCCAGGCGCTGATCGAGCGCGGCCGCGTCCTCGAGGAGAAGCTTCTATGTCAGGCGTAGCAACGGCGATTGGCATCGGTGCGGCCGCGACCGTCGCAGGTACGGTGTATGCAGCCGACACCTCGGCGAATGCAACGAAGAGCGCAACCAACGCCGCGGTCACCGAGCAGCAGAATGCGCTCACGCAGCAGGAAGCGCTCGCTGCGCCCTACACGAAGCAGGGCCAGGCGGGGATCCAGACCTACAACGCGCTCACCTCGGCGAATCCTCAGCAGGTGCAGCAGACGCTGCAGAACACGCCCGGATATCAGGCAACTTACGGCCAGGGCGTCGAAGGTGCCGAGCGCGCGGCCGCGGCCTCGGGTTTGAATCTCTCGGGCAACCAGGTGGCGGGCGTCGAGAGCTTCGGTGCGCAGTTGGGCGACTCGACCTATCAGCAGGCGATCAACAACGCACTCGGGCAAGAGCAGATCGGTCAGGCGGCCGCGGCCGGCACCGCGGCGAATATCGGTCAGACAGCAACCAACGTCGCCGGCGAGACGATCTCGCAGGGCACGAACCTTGCGAACATCGAGTCCTCCGAGATCGCCGGCATCACGCGCGCGGGCTCGGGCGCGACGAATAGCTACCTCACTTACAACGCGCTCCAGGGACTCTCGAACCCGGGCGGCGGCGGGGGCCCGTCCGCGGCCTATTACAACTATGGGGGGAGCCTCGATGCAGGGCCTCCGGGCGCGGTCGCGCCGGGCACCTACTACACGCCCACCGATTTGAACGCGGGGCCTTAAACCATGGCAACTCTCGACACGCAGACGATCTCCGACATCGGCGGCATGGGTCCGGACCCGATCGGGGCCCAGGCCAAGGCCTTGACGCTCGCCGATCTCTACGACACCAACACCTTGAACAAGATGAAGGTCTCCGAGGCGAAGCAATCGCAGTCGGACATGACCTACGCCAAGCAGATCCTCGCGGATAAGGATCTCTCGAAGCTCGAGGATCAGAACGCCGCGGTCGCCGAGATCACCAAGCGCTCGCCGCAATTGGGCATGCAGCTCGCGCGGGACTTCTCCGCCCAGCGCGGGGACAAGTACGCCGAGCAGGAGCAGCAGCTCAAGCTCTACGCCGCGAAAAACGATGTGATCGGCTCGGCCGTGTACTCACTCAAAGAGAAGCACGATGCGGTGATCGCGGACTTCCAAAAGAAGAACCCGCAGGCGACGCCGCAGCAGCTCGAGCAGGCGACGCACGATGCGATGAAGGACGATGTGATCTCGACCTTGACGCAGCTCGCCCAGGCGAAGCTTCCGGACGGCTCGCCACTCCTCAACGATCAGGACAAGGCGACCATCAAGCGCGACTTCGGCAACGGCTACAACACCGCCGCGGTCAACGCGCTCGTGATGAACAGCCAGAAGGCGAAGGAGGCGATCGCGCTGAAATTGAAGGAGGCGAACGAAGGCCGCCTCGAGCGTGCGACCACGGCGGCAATCACCAAGGGCGAGGCCGGCACCGATATCGCGGAGCGAAAGTTGAAGGACCAGGAGGCGCTCGCCTCGGCGAAGCAGAAGCTCGCCGCCGAGGGCAAGTTCACCGAGGATGATGCACGCGCGCTCGCCGAGCAGTACGTCGCCGGCGACAAGTCCGTACTCACGGGCTTGGGGCGCGGCGCCCAGGGCCCGACCAACATCATCATGGTGCGCCACGCGATCGCGCAGGTGTCGAAAGAGAACGGCATGAAGCCCGCGGACCTGGCCGCGCGCCTCGCCGAGTATCAGGGCTATGTGTCCGAGCAGCGGGCCCTCGGCACGCAGCAGGCCAATGTCGAGATGGCGAGCTCGGAAGCGCAGCAGATGATCCAGAACGCGCGCGGCGCCTCCGACGACACGGCGATCCAGCGCGCCCACGCCCTGGGCTGGAACAAGATCGATCAGTGGGCGACGAAGGAGCTGCAGGGGAGCGATGAGAACAAGAAGCTCGCGAGCCTGAAAGCGGCGACCACGGCGGTCATCAACACCTGGGCGCGCGCCATCAATCCGAAGGGCGTCGCGACCGTCGCCGACAAGGAGCACGGCTACGAGCTCTTGAACGCGGCCCAGGACTCAGGCACCTACAACGCGGTGCTCGATCGCTTCCAGCAAGAGACCGAGGCGAGTCTCGCGGCGCCGGCGAGTGCGAAGCAGCGCCTGCACGATGCCTTCATCTCGGGCCAGACACCGACGCCCGCGCCCCCTCCTGGCCCGGCCTCATTGACCGGCACACCCGGGCGAGGCGCACCGCCCGCCGGTGGTCCTGCGGCCGTGACGCCGCCCGCCGGCGCAGGCACCGTGCTCAAGTTTGACGCCCAGGGCAATCCCATCTCGTGAGCGTGCAGGCACAAGTCGAGGGCATCGGGACGCTCGAGTTTCCCGATGGCACCGATCCCTCGGTGGTGCAGGCGACCGTCAAGCGCGTGATCGCGAGCCGCGGCGCGCCGAAGGCTCCGACAGCACCCAAACCGCAGAGTGCATCACTTGCCGAGGATGCGGACATCGGCGCGGCCGCGGTCACCGGCGGCATTGCATCGCTCGCCGGCGGCATCGTGAAAGCGACCGGCTACGGACGCGAGGCCGTTGAGACGGCTCTCACGGGGCACGACCCAGGAGATGCGAGCGAGGCGGCCGCGCGCCTCGAGCACGCGCTCACCTGGACACCGCAGACCGAGCGCGGCAAGGCAGTGATGGCGGATGTTTCGAAGGGCTTGAAGGCGTTCGAGGACTGGAGCCTCAAGCAGGGCCAGCAGGCGCACGATGCGATTCGCGCCGCGGGCGACAAGGCGGCCGAGGTTGCGAAGGGATTGGGCGCGCCGCAATCGGTGGTCGACTTCATCGATCGACACAAGGAGCAAGTCGCCGCCGCGTACGGGGCCGCGACCGCTGCCGCACCGACTGCGCTTGCAACCGTCGCGGGCGGTGAGCTCGCGAAGCTTCCTGGCCGAGCGATCGAGGCGCCGGCCGCGGCCGCGCCGCTCGAGGTCGCACCGGGTGCCGCGCGTCCTCCGATGACAGCGGAGCCTGGTGCTCCCGCGACGGCGGCCGCTCCTGCTCCAGCGCCGCTCTCAACGACTGCGGCGCCTCGAGCCGCGCCGTCGACGATCGGCGAAGGACCGCTGCCGCCTCAGCCCACCATCAACGTCTCTGCAACCGCGAGGGCGCAGGCCTATGTACGTGATCGGCTTGGTCTTAGCTGGGATGCTCTGGGCAGTGCTACGAAGGCGAAGCTCGAGCGCATCGCGGCCGATGCTCGCGCACTCGACAAGCTCAATCCCGAGGCCGTCAAACGTCAGGCCACTTTGGAGTCGCTCAGGGTCCCCATTAAAACAACCGCGGGCAAGCTCAACCGAGATCCGGCGCAGCTACTGCGTGAGCAGGGAGCTGCAGCTACCCCATCCGGACAACCCATCCGCGATATTGACGTTCAAGCAAACCGAGACCTACGAAGAAACGTCGAGGTCCTCATCGATCGATTGAAGGGTGTGGGACAGTCACGCGCCGGCGCCGTGCGCGGTGAGAAGGCGGGCGAGGTGATCTCCGGCACGAGCAAAGAAGCGCCGGGCGCGGTCACGAAACTGCAGCGCCAGGCGAAGGCGCGCACGAAGGCGGCGTATGAGGAGGCGCGCAAGACCGACCCCGAGGCCAAGGTCGCCGCGGATCCGATGTACGAATTCGTCAAGGGCGAGCCCGACGTCTTGAACCCGATGACGCAGCACATCGGGTGGCTCCGCTCTTGGTTGAATCGCGCCGGCATCGAGAAGCTCGGGCCCGATGGCGAGCCGATCGGCGACCGCCGGCCGATCAGCGCCATCGAGCTCGATGACCTTCGTAAGCTCGCGGGCGAGCGCGCCGGCGGCACCGGCGATTCTGCGCACTACGCGGGCAAGGTCTTAGGCGTCATCGACAAGATGTTCGATGAGGGACTGCCGGCCTCGGCGGATAAGTGGAAGGCCGCACGCCAGGCGCACGCGGCCGAGCGCGGCGAGTTTGCGAACCAGGGCGCGATCGCGCGCTTAGTCGAGACCAAGGGCGGCAAGTTCGGCTCGGATCCCAAGACCGCGCTCGAGGATGTGTGGAAGGTGTCGGTGAAGAACGCGAGCCTCGAGGATGTGCGGACCGTCAAGCGCACGCTCCTCTCCGGACGCGATGCCGCGACCCGCCTCGAGGGCAAGCGAGCGCTGCGGACGCTGCGCGCCTCGACTGCGCAGAACCTCTTGGATGAGATCACGAAGAACGTCTCGACCAACGAGCGCGGCGATCCCAACATCACCGCCGAATCGATCAACAACTGGGTGAAGGGCATCGGCCAGGACGGGACCCTCGAGGGCGGGATCGAGAAGTTGAACGTCGTGTGGGGCAAGCGCGCGACGGCCGACCTTCTGAAGATCCGCGAGGCCGCGCAGATCACGAAGACCGAGCCCACGGTGCGCAATGTGGGCTCCAACACCTTCCAGAAGATCTTGAACTGGATGGACGACACGGGCTTCGGGAGCCTGGTCAAGAACGTGGGCGGCGGGCCGCTCGTGCACTTAGCCGAGATGGGCGCAAAGCAGGTCGAGAAGGGCGCCGCGGTGCGCACCGCCGGCGAGACCGCCACGAGCGCGGCCGAGCGCGCCGGCGCCCAGGCCACCGACGCCGAGCTTCGGCGCCTGCAGCGCTCGGGCGTCATCAAGACTCCGCCGACCTATCAAGGCGATAGGCAGTGAATGTGCTGCTCCTGGAAATGGAGGACGCAGGGTGTGGACTGCCCTTTGCCCTGGCATGTCTCAAGGCGGGGCACAAAGTGCGCTACTTCCTCCGCCCGGAAAATAATCAGATTGTCGGCGAAGGCTTCAAAGGCCTCGAGCGCATCAAGAACTGGGTCGCCTCCGCGAGCTCCTGGGCCGATCTCGTGCTCCTCACCGGGAACGATCAATTCTTGCCGAAGCTCGACGCCCTGCGAAAGCGAGGCGTGGCAGTGTTTGCTCCGAGCGCGCGAAGCGCTGCACTCGAGATCAAGCGCGAGGACGGCATGAAGGCCTTCAAGCGCGCCGGGATCGATGTGCCGGCCTACGAGACCTTCAAGTCGCTCGATGAGGCGGAAGCGCACGTGCGCAAGAAGCCGGGCCGCTATGTATTCAAAACTTTGGGCTCAGAAGAGGACAAAAGCCTCTCCTACGTCGGCAAATCCCCCGCCGATATGATTGCCCGGCTGCAGCGATGGAAGCGCTTGGGGCTAAACCCCAAGGGCCCCGTGATGCTGCAGACTTTTATCGAAGGCCCCGAGTTCGGAGTCTCGCGCTGGATGGGGAAAGAGGGCTTCATCGGCGATTACAACGAGAACTTCGAATTTAAAAAGCAGCTCTCGGGCAACTGCGGCCCGAACTGCGGCGAGGCCGGCACGGTGATGAAGTACGTGAAGGCCTCGAAGCTGGGCGAGACGGTGCTCGCCCCCCTCGAGGACGAGCTCGTCAAGCTCGGGCACTTAGGCGATGTCGACGTCAATTGCAAGATCGATGACAAGGGCAAGGCCTGGCCGCTCGAGTTCACCATGCGCTGGGGGTGGCCGGCGGCCAACATCATGTGGGCCACTCACAAGGGCGACCCGGTCGAGTGGATGCTGAACGCCTATGAGGGCGAGGACACGCTCGAGGTCGACTACTCGATCGCCGCGGGCGTGGTGCTGCAGTTGGAACCGCGCGAGCCCAAGGAGCTCATCGACATCCCCGTGACCGTCGAGACGCCGGCGCGCAAGTTCGTGCACCCGCAGTCGGTGAAGATGGCGAAGCTCCCGGCGATGAAGGGCGAGGAGATCGTCGACAAGAAGATGTGGGCGACCGCAGGTGACTACGTTGCGGTGGTGACGGGCACGGGCAAGACCGTGCGCCAGGCCTGCGATCGCATGTACAAGGCCGTCGACCAGGTCCACGTCCCGGATCTTGGATGGCGCGACGATATCGGCGAGAAGCTCGAGAAGGAGCTCACCGAGCTCCAGGCGCACGGCTACGCGACGGAGTTCAAATATGGCAACTAGCTATTACCAGACGATTCTCTCCGCGCTCGTGCAGATGCTGACGAACGCGGGCGTCATCGCCGGCGGCGCTGTGATCACGACCTATGTGTCGGGATCGGTGTCGATTCTGGCGCCCACCTACTCGACCGCGGGCGGCGGCGGCCCGAACCCGAACCCGATGACGTTGAACAGCGCCGGCCGCCCTGCAGGCTCGGGCGGTGCGTTCACGAACTTCTGGGTCGCCTCGGGCACCACGATCGATGCGTACTTTGTCGACACGCTCGGCGAGACCTGGTCGATCCTCGGCATCTCCGGCATCAATGACCCGGGGGCGCCGGGCTCCATCCAGTCGAACCTTGCGAACCCGGCCTCAGGGTTCGGTGCGGACCTGGTCGCGAACGCCGTCAAAAGCTACTCGGTCTTCGCATCACTCCGCGCCGCGAACGTGCCCACGCTCGCCTCCGGGCAGACGCTCATCGTCGCGGTCGAGGGCGCGGTCTCGATCAGCGACGGCCTGGGCGGGCTCTTTTACTGGAATGCGACCTCGAGCGCGGCAGATGACGGCGCGAACACCATCGAGCCCTCGAGTAGCCCAGCGACCGGGCGGTACCTGCGCATGGGGCAAGCGCCGATCTCGGGCACCGGGACGCTCACCGGTACCGGCTTCTCCGGCACCGCGCCTGTCTTCAATTACGCCTACAAGCTGCAGGACGGCGTCGTCTCGATCATCACGTCCGCGAACACCGGCACCTCGAACGCGAACACTTTCACCATGACCGGGCTCCCCACCGGCGCGAATGGCCTGGCGCCCTTGACCTTGGGCGTGGTGCTCCCCTGTTTGGTCGAGGACAACGGCACCGCGGGTCAAGCCGGCTGGGTGTCGATCAACACCTCGGGCGTTCTCACCTTCGGTCTTGGGAGCACCCCGAACTACTCAGGCTGGACCACCTCGGGCGCGAAGGGCATCTCCGGCAACATCAATCTCGTCTACCCACAGATCTAGGAGTCATTCATGGAATCGATCGTCATCGGCCTCTCAGCGCTCGTCGTGGGCTTCGGCCTCGGGTGGTGGGCGTCAAAGAAACTCTCCGCCAAGGTGGGCGCGATCGAGACGCGCGTGCAAAACGCCGAGAAGGATCTCACGAAGTAAATGCTCGACACCAAGCTCGCCCAGGCGATCGCGCGCGAGGAGGGCTTCGGCATCCCGGGCGCACTGCCGACGCGCAACAACAACCCGGGCGATCTGCGGCACGCGCCGGATGAGACTCACCCGGCGGGCGAGCCCGATGCGGTCGGCTCCTTTCCGAACGCGGCGGACGGGTGGGCGAAGCTCGAGCGCCAGTTGACGCTCTATTCCGCGCGCGGTTTAACAGTGCAGCAGATGATCGAGGACTGCTACGCGCCGCCGAATGAAAACGATTCTGCGCAGTACCTCGCAAACGTGTGCACGTGGGTGGGATGCTCTCCGCAGACTCTCGTGAGCGACGCCCTCAAACTGTGAGCCATGCTGTGGTTGCAACGACTCAAGGGCGCGCTCGCCGCCCGCTGGGCAATCGTGTGGGCGAATCGCACCAAGATCGCGGGATATCTCGGAGTCATTGGCGGCTCGGTGGAGATGGGCATCCAGGGCCGCGAGCACATCGGGATGATAGTCCTCGGCGCGAGCGTCGCAGCGATTGGTCACTACAACGATCGGCGCCGGGACTCATGAGCCGGCGCAACGAATACACCGACACGGTGCGCGACTTGAAGGCGCTCGTCCTACGCGAAGCCGCGGATGACAAACGGCGCGCGCTCACCGAGAACATCGATAAGATGGCCGCACAGCTCGAGCGGCAGCGGGACTGGTACAAGGACCTTGCGGTGTTGACCGAGCGCGTGGATGGGCTTGTGTGGCTGGTGCGCGGTGTTCTGGTGGTGTGTGCCGTCGAGATCGTCGCCGGCGTAGTCGTTGCGCTTCTGATCAAGGGACACCCATGACCGACACCGGCCTTCTCGAGCGAGCGCGCAAGCTCGGCATCGACATCAAGGACACGAGCTCCATGCTCGATGCCCTCGAGAACTCCTCTCGCGGCCTCGAGGCGGCGCGCTCGCAGATCTCGCACATCGTCGATGAGATGCGCATGCAGACGAGTCTCTCCCGGGAGCGCTTGCGATGGTTGACGGCGGAGCTCGACAAGCTGCAAGACCTGATGCGCAAATCCTCACCGCATGGCGCCGCGCCATGACCGTGAAGGCGATCGCCGCCCTGGTCGTCGCGCTGATCCTCTTCGGCGGGGGCTTCTACGTCGGGCGCCTCGAGCCGCAGTTGAGCGCGGCGAAGGCGACCATCAAACGAGACGACCAAAACGTTAAACAGGAGACGACCGATGCGGCCCGGATCAACCTCGAGGCTAAACAGTTCGAGCAGGCGCCTCTCGATCCTATCGTCGCTCCTCTTGTGCGCGTGCAGTACCGTGAGGCCGCCGCCTGCGTGCCTCGAGCCCCCGCCGCCCGACCCGGCGCTGATGCGGCCGCCGCAGTACCAGCACCAAGTGTTGTCGATTCTGTGTCAGGGCCCGACATCGGCCGACCCCTCGTGCTCGTCGGTCACGTCTGCGACGCCCAAGTAGCGGGGCTGCAGGACTACATCACGCACGTCTGCCGGGTGAAGGCGCCATGAGCGACGCGAAGGTGATCTTCCATCTGCTCGAGCTCGCCGACAACGGCGACCCGCGGCGGTGGGGCAAGTCGCGCGAGCCGTCGCCGGCCGGCCAGGAGGCGACCTTCAGCTTCCAATGCCCGAAGCACGACCGGCGCTGCGGGGACCTCATGATCCATGGACGCACCGGCCTCAAGCACGACCCGAACGGGCAGAACGGCGGACACCCGCACTGGAACTGGGACGGCAACCGCGAGCAGCCGACCTTCACGCCTTCGGTCAACTGCAAGGGCTGCTGGCACGGCTACATACGTGCCGGGCGTTGCTTCAACACCGGAGGCCAGGAGGAGCCAGGCTGATGCGCTGGCCCTGGTCGAAGCCCAGCCCACCGCCCCGGATCCCGCCCTACAAGGTGCCGGTCTCAAAACGTGAGACTGCGAAGGCGCCCTCAATCGTGGTCGAGGAAGAGGACACAAGCGCCATGACGCGCACCGGCGTCTTCAAGGCCTGGAAGCGCAAGGCGGGGCTCCCGGAAGAGCCGAAATAGCGTGTGCCCTTTTTGTGCCCCCGACAGGCCGGTTTAGGCACCCTTTTCGGCCTGCAAGCCCCTCAAAACACCGGGAATTTTATAGGCCCCCGGACTCATAATGCCGAGGTCGAGGGTTCGAGTCCCTCTCTCACCACCATGTTTTCTAACGCTTTTTTGACGTTCCACGTGGAACACCCCGCCGCCCCGTGTGCCCTTTTTGTGCTACCAACTCGGCCGCTTTTGACAGGTGATCGGGCGCGAGGTGGGCGTACTTCAAGACCATCTGGTAGCTCTTCCAGCCACCGAGCTGCATGAGCTCGTGCAGCGTCACACCGTTCTGCAGCGCCCAGGAGGCGAAGGTGTGTCGGAAGGTGTGCCAGTTGATCCCCTCGAGTCCTGCGCGCGCAGCGGCCTTCTCAAACGCCGCCGTGTTGCAGTCATCGATCGGTGCGCCCTCGTACTGAAACACGTGCGCGCCTTCCGGTGATGCGGCTCGAGCGCGCTTCAACACCTTGACCGCCGCGGCCGAGAGCGGGAAGCCGAACGTCGCCTTCCCCTTCATGCTCGAGGAGGGCACCCATGCGCGCCGGCGGCGGAGGTCGACGCGGTCCCAGGTGAGCCCGAGCTGGGCGCGCATGCGAAGGCCGGTGAGGACCGCGAATTCTGCGGCGAGCTTTTGGTGCGGCGGGAGCTCGCGCTTCAGGCGCTCGAACTCGACGCGCGTGAGCCAGCGCGGCTCGAGCTCGTCCTTGCCGTACATCGGCACCTTCGGGATGTTGTTGAGCCAGCGCCACTCATCGCGCGCCTTACGGAGGATCGCGCGCAGGAGCGCCATGTAGCGATCGACGTTCGACTCGGAGGAGCCCTCCTCGAGGAGCGCCTCGCGCAGATCCTCGATCGTCTCGCGATCGATCCCGGAGAGGGGCTCATTGTCGAGGTACCCGCCGAACCAGGCGAGCATGTACTCATCCTTCGACTTGGTGCGCTTCCTGGTCTCTAGGAGCCAGCGCGCGGCCGCTTCGCGCCAGGGAATTGCAGAACGGTCACCGAGCTTTCGCTCTCGGTAGGCGCGCTCGAACTCGACGCGCTCGAACTCCTTTGCAGCCTCGCGATCCGTCGTGCCCGAAGATTTCCTAATCTTGTGGCCAGCGACCGAGATTCGTATCCACCAGGGTCCCTCGGCTTTGCGACGGTAGAGCGGCATTGCCCCTCGACGTATTGTTGTAGGAGATGGGGCAAAAAGACCCACGCGCGGCCGATCTTAGCACCGGGAATAACCCCTTTTCGGGCGCGCTCGGCGAGGGTGTCCGGGTGGATCTTTAAGAACGCGGCGGCGGCCTTCAAGCCCAAGGACTCGATCATGCCGCCTGCCGCGCGCGCTGGTCTTTCATCCAGGCGAGGAGCGCGTACCAAAGCGCCGGCGGGAGCGTCGCGCTCTCGCCCTGGAAGTGCAGGGTGAGCTCGCGCCCGTCGAAGGATGCGTAGATGCCATCGCCCAGGTACACGCGATTCACGGGCCCGCCTTTCTCCAATCGGGATTATCGATCCGCCGCTGCGCGATCTCCTCGCGGTCGACCTGGACCTCGCGCGGCGCCTTCACGCCGATCCGCACCTGGTTGCCGTTCACCTGGATCACCGTGACCTCGATCGTATCGCCGATCTTAATCACCTCACCGGGCCTTCGCGTCAGAATGAGCATTCTCACCTCCATGGAATGTTTTTCGAACCCACTCGATCGTCGCCTTCGCATGGTGCTGGCAGGCCTCGAGCGCCGCCACCCATTCTTCGGTCCCCTGGGCGGCCTTGAGCCGGCGCTGCAGATCCGGCCCAAGCGCCTCGTAATGCGCATGGCAGTACACGAGGCGGGCCGCAAGATGCCGGCACGAGGGCCAGAGGCAGCGCGTCATGAGCGCGGCTTGCGGGGCTTCGCGGTGTTCCGGCTGATCCGCTTCAAGGTCTGCGGGATCGCCTGGAAATTGGGACACGCGAGGACCCGATTGAGGGTCTGAAGCTCCACGCGGATGTCCATGAGCACCGCGAGCTGCGCCTGCTCCATGGTCGCGCCGCCCTCCGCGGGCAAGGCCCATCTGACGTTCGCGCGCTTGTGGCTCACGCCGGCGGCGCCTTGTCGAGCTCATCGATCCACGCCAGGGCCTGATTTACCCGTTCGAACGCGAGCTCCTCGAAGCGGCCGATCTCGAACTGCGCGAAGAAGTAGTTCTCGGCGATCCCGGCGCGATCGAGCTTCTGGCGGATGAGGCCCAACTGGGCGGTCGTTGCCGGCCGCGGCGCCTCGTCCGACTTATCCACAGGCTTCGACCCGTTAACAGGTGGCGCGGCCGCATTAGAAGCCCGTGGCGGGGTTCTGGCTGCATCCCGCACCTGGGTAGCGGTGGGGGTGGGGTTCTCCGGACGGCGCTGGGTCTTAAAGGCGTCCGAGGCCGCTAGCGCGGTGAGGCAGAGGTCGGCCTGGGCGCGCTTCTTCGCCATCTTGAGGATGGTGTTCGCGAGATCCTCCGGGTTCGTGCGGATCTGCTGCATGGTGTACACGCCCCGCTCGCCCGTTCCCCACTTGATGCGCCGGTGCGATTCTGGCGTCGCCTCGAACTCATCGACGCAGACCGCGCGGCGCCACTTGTACTTCTCCTCGTTGGACGAGCAGCGCCCGACCCCGACGCCGATCACGATGCCGGAGCCCATGTGCCGGCCGGTGATCTTCACCGTGTAGCGCACATAGTCGGGCGTGACCGACTCGATGATCTCGGGCTCGACCGCGATGTGGAAGGCGGAGAGCAGGAGCTCGGAGCCCTGCTTGGTGAGCGAGCGCTCCTTGGTGCCCGGGATCACGCCGAAGTGCACGCCCTCGACCATGAGGTCCTTGATGAGCGCCTGCACGTGCTGGCTGCGCTCCTTCAAGGACGCGACCGTCATGGGCGGCGCTGAGATGACGGCGAGCTCGGTGCTCACAGCTCGGACTCCTCGCAGGCCTCGTAGGCATCCGAGTGCACCGGCCACTCGGGGAGATTGTTCTCGCGCCGGTGCTGGTTGATGGTCGTGATGCAGGTCTGACAGATCGGCTCGCGCGTGCCGGTGATGACCGATGTCGACGGCACACGCACGGGATTGAACGAGAAGAGCCGCTTGCAGCCGATGCAGTGGGCGGTCGCGAATGCGAAGCCCATCACCACTCCTTGCGGATCTGCGTGGTCAGGTCGATCACGCCGAAGCGGGTCTGCTTGAGCGAATTGAAGACGAGCTCGGCCTCGGCCAGGCGCTCATCGAGGACGGAGGCCTGGCCAGCGGCGCGGGCCCGCGCGATCTGGCGGGTGAGTGCCTTGATCTGCACCAGGCGAAAATCGATCACGTTTGATGGGTGGGGCATAGCGGAAAACTCCCTGTTCACTTAGACCGGGAGGCACGCTAACACCCGAGAAAGGGTGCGGTCAACCGAAAAACGGGTCGGCCGTGAGCCGGTTCGCTAGTCCGCGCCCCGCCGGGTGATCGAGTTCACGATCACCTGCTGCATCTCGTGGAGCTTTGTCCAGAGATCCCCGAGGGCGCTCCTGATGGAGAGCAGGGCGAGGAGATTGAGGGCCAGGAGTACGACCACGGCCCAGAATTTGTAGTCCGTCATTGGGGGTTGTCCTTCGCGCGGCGAACGATGAAGGGACCGATAGCGATGACTTTAGCCTCGGCGTCGTTGAAGACGCTGGGTGCTCGGCTCGCTCTGCGCAGCGGCGAGTCCATCCTTGGGAGGGCTTAGGATCTCGGCAACGGAGCAGCCTAAGTTGTGGGCGATATCGGAGAGGGTGTCGATGGAGGGTCCGGTGCTACCGGACATGATTCGCTGGAAGCTCGATAGGGAAATCCCCGTGTCCGCGCCGATCCGCTCGTAGGCGGCGGTGGTGGAGAGCTTTGGATATGACTCGGTGATCCGCCGCCGCAAGTTCTCGACCATCGCCTCCCGGGTCTTTCTTGCGGCGTGAGACACCAATTTGTGTTTGGCGGGCATTGCGGGCCACTTTATTGTTCTTGGAGACCCTTCTGCGGATTGCGATGACCCGAGAACGGGTGTAATTTCGCGACCCATGCCCAACGACTCACTCTTCGCTTACGTACTCGGCCGGCTCGGCGCTTCCAAAGGCAAGTGGCGCGTCGTCGCCAAACACTCAGGCGTCTCCTATCGCACGGTCGAGAAGATTGCGCGCGGCGAGATTAGAGACCCGGGCATCAGCCACATCGAGAAGCTCGCCAACTACTTTCGCAAGAAGGAAAAGGAAGACGCCGCGTGAGTGCGGAGCTTCGCGACTTCCGCGGCAAGTTGACCGCCGAGACCGACCTCGCCCTGCAGGCGGAGTCCATGGCATTCGGCCGCGACAAGGCCGATATCGTTCGAGAAGTTCTCCACGCCTGGGCGCTCAAGAAAAATCATGAGCACAAGGTATGGGCGAACCTTGCGCGCGCTGAGGGATTCAGCGGGCAGATCGAGGGAGGCAGCAGCGCCGGCCAGGGCGGCCGAGGGAGAGGACACCGCTAGGGCTCACCAGGCCCTCTCGGTGTAGCGATGCCCGAGTAAGAAATCCACATCGCCGTCTGAGGCACGAAAGATAACGGTCGAAGCCGGCCAGGCCCTCAAGAAATCGGCTATTCCGGGCTCTGGTGTGCCACTTCCATCCCGGTGCTTAAAGGCGGTCGCGCTTGCGCGGCAGGGGACCTGAGTACGCGACATCCGGGGCTGCTACCTGGAGGCGGAAAGGGCTTGAGGAGCATCGATAGTCGATTTTGCGCACTGGTTACCCACAGAGTTATCCACATGCCAACCTTCGAGGAAGTTCGAAAGAAGATCGCCCGCCACTTCCCGAGCGATCGGACGCCGGCGAAGCGCGAGCTCACCTGGGATCACGAGACCGCGCGCACGATGATCGACTCGACCGGCACCTATCGGATCACAAAGAAGATCGATGAGGAGCTCAGTGTCGAGTCTTACTCGCTCGAGCTCTGTGCGACGCCTACCTCCGCTCCGCGGCACATCTGCGGACCTTTCCTTTTCGCGCGAGATGCTCGAGCAGCCGCGCAGGATCACAAGGACGGCATCCCGCTCCAGGCGGATCTCGGGGTCGTGGTTCGTCATCCGAGCGCTCCGAATCATGACTAAGGTCGGCGATCACATCCGGAGCCTGACGCGCGAGGAGCTCATCGCCGAGCTCGAGAACGTGCACTCCGAAAGCTTCGTCGTGATGTTTCTCGGCTTCCTGGTCGCCGACACGCCCGAGCTGCACGGCGACTTCGAGATCCCGCGGCTCCTCTCGAGCTGGGAGAAGTTCAAAAAGGAGATGGGCAAATGACCACGTGTGATCCGAAACGAGCGCTGCGGTGCTGGCAATTCGCGAAGGAGCGTAAGGACGCGCAGCCGATCCCACTTTGGGCCGCGGGTCGCATCTCGACTCAAGTCGTCGAGGGGCGCCTCGAGCTCACCTTCCATTTCCCGGATACCGGCGCTGACCTGAAGCTGGACGGCGGCGACTGGATCGTCGAGCTCGATCCAGGCGCTGCGGACGACTACATCGCCGTGTACACCGAGGCCGAATTCTTTCAGGAATTCGATTTGACCCCGGAGCCGGGATGAACCCTCTCGCGCGAGGTCTGCGCCCAATCCACGAGCTCGGCGCCGATCGGCCGCACGGCAATCGTCTGCGCTACATGGCCGGCTGCAAGTGCTTCAAGTGCCGCCGCGCGAATTCCGACTACGAGCGCCAGCGACAAGCCGCGCGTCTCGCCGGCGACTGGAATGGGATCGTCGACGCAAAACGCGCGCGGCGGCACCTGTTTCGTTTATCTCGCGTGGGCGTGGGGCAGTGGGCGGTCTGCCACGCGACCGACATCGCCCGCTCGATGATCCATGAAATCAAGAATGGCGACCGGCTGCGGATCCGCGCGCGTACCGAGCGCAAGATTCTGGCCGTCACATCAGCATCGCGCGGGGACGCCTCGCTCGTACCAGCTGCGAAAGCCTGGCGCCTCCTCGAGCACCTCATCGATGAGGGATTTACCAAATCCAGGCTGGCGAAGGAGCTGGGGTACCGCACACGCGCGCTGCAACTTCGACGCGATCGAATCACGGCACGCAATGAGCAGCGAGTGGTCGCCTTGCACGCGAGGCTTACGACGTGAGCGGCCGCTGCTACCAGATCACGCTCCCCGATGGCACGAAGGCGACTGTGCGCGCTGCGAAGATCGGCTGGAAACCGAGCCCGGCCGACATCGAGATGATCATGGCGTTGCGGCGCGAGCTCCTCGAGCAGCGCATGCGCACCTGCACCTGCGATCACGAAGATCCTTTCGAGTGCCGCTGCAAGGAGCAGGGACCCGCGTGCCTCTGTGTGTGCCATGGGCTTTGAAGACTCGGACGACACCAACGAGGCGCACGAGCGGCGCATCGTGCGCTGCCGCTCCTGCAACGCGAAGATCATCTGGTTCATCACCGAGCGCGGCAACAACATGCCGGTCGATGCCGACACCGTCGAGGCTGACGATATCGAGCTCGACCTCGAGCGCCACAAATCACACTTTGCGACCTGCCCGAACGCCGATAAACACCGAAAAAAGAGGGGATAACATGCAGAAGTTCTCACTGACGAAGCGGCCGGCCGAGACCGGCGGCTCGATCAACACGCGCACCGAGATGCACGGCAAGGAAAAGGTGCCAGCGCATGACATCAAGGTCGGCGGCCTCATCATCGACGGCGAGGAGCTCGTTGCGCTCACGGGGTGCGACACGGCCTACGACGCGCTCTACATGACGGATGAGTCGGGCCTGGTGGTGCCGCGCTTCATCTGCTTCGCGCCGCTCGTACTGCTGCACAAGTTCATCGGCGCCGCGGTCCAGCTCTGGACCCCGGTCGGCGATCACAAGTTCTCGGGCGCCTCCCTGAAGGACATCACGCTCGAGCTCAAGACGGGCGGCAACACCGAGATCGGCTTCAAGCTCCAGGTGACGAGCGAGAAGGAGCACCTGGACGTGCCCGGCCTCCTGAATCAGCCGGTGCAGATCGCGATCCGCTCGGCCGAGCTCGATGCGAAGCGCGAGGACGAGCCCGAGCTCCCGCTCGATCACGGCAACGGCTCTCCGGAGGAGCTCGAGGCCGCGGAGCGTGAGGAGGAGGAAGCGACCGAGAGCGCGATCGGCCGCAAGATCCGCCACGCCGAGACGAAGAAGAAGCGCAAGAGCCGCGAGTGAAGGTGAAGCTCGACAAGCTCCTCGCGGTGCCGAGCGAGCACGAGGAGTGCCGCTGGCTCATCGAGTGGGCGTCGACGCAGCGCTTCAACGGCTGGAAGCTCTCCGATGTTCTGGTGCACGTGCCGAACGGCGCCTTCCACGGTGCTGATCGCAAGGCCGGCGCCGTCGTTGCGCGCAAGCTCCGCGAGCAAGGCCTGCAGGCGGGCGTGTTCGATTACATCCTGCCCGTGCCGATTCTGCGCCTGTCCTGCCCGGGCCTTTGGCTCGAGATGAAGCGCACGCGCGGCGGTGTCGTCTCCGAGGAGCAAAAGAAGTTTCAGAGTCGAATGATGCAGCTCGGGTGGCGCTGCGAGATCGCGAAGGGGTGGGTCGA